ATGATTGTTCTTCGGTTAAACCTTCTAATCTGTCTTCCTGTAGATGTCTTCTGATTAGTTTTGCTTTATCATACACCGATAGTTTTTCGCTATCAGTGCCATAAGAAAGCATTTGATACTCTAGATCACGGACGGTCAGACCTGATGCTAGAAGCTTAATAGTTGCAGGAACGTTGCGGATAATAGTCTCTTGAGAGGCTAAAAGCAGCCAAGCTAAAACCCTTCGATGCCCATCCATAGGGAATAGTCGATCACCGTCAGCAACTAAGTGCAAAGGTTGATAGATTTGTCCCGATGCCAGTATTTTATCGGCTAATCCTTGAATTAATTCCAAGTCGTAGGTAACACGGGTATTCCACCCGTTCTCGCCAGAAATAGACTCAATTAGGTCTTGACTAAAGATTAAATGAGTTTCGTTAGGCAGAAGACGCATTTTGCCATCGTCATGTAGTCCTATTCTCGGTCCGATAAAATCACCATTAGCTAGTCTGAAAGAAATTAGTCGGGGATCGATCACTATTAATTCTCCCCGCGCAGAGCCGTAAGTTCTGATTTTGTCTCTTGAATTTGTACTCATTTTGCTACTCCTCGGTTGTGTTTGGTTTGTAAGTTAGTCACCAGATGCGAGACGTTCCGTATCTTTCTTTATAATTACCCTCTACTACAAAACTAGAGGCTATTGTTATAGAAAGCATGAACAAGTTGGCATTCTTTTTAAGCTGTTTGGGAATAAAAACGCCTGTTAAAAATCTACCAGCAAATAACCAAATTTTAAAAGCTACAAACGAAATCCAATCTATTTTAGTATCATTGGCATTATTGTATTTTAATTCTAAGAATGTATCTATTACATTGTCCCTAGTTGAATTTTTATAGAATATTTCTAAGTATTTTGACTTAGGATTCTGTTTTGCTTCTAATACTAAAGCGTCAACGTATTGTTTAGCTTCGATAGGCAAGCTATCGTATTGTTTTCTAACTAATATTGCGCGCTGAATATCCATTGGTTTACTCCTGTTTTAGGTTATTTTTAGCTGTTTCTTACTTTATTCGTAGTCCCAATTAAAGGGAGATTCGTTGACATAACCCTCCTCTACAAGGTAACTAGCTATAACAAGAGATTGTAGAAAAAGACAATAGTTTTTCTTGAGAAGATTAGGTATTGCTATACCTGTTAGTAGTGAATAAATAAACAGGAATATCTTGATTTTTAAGTACCAAAAACACCCTGCCTTTTCAAATGGATCAGAGTCGATAAATGCACCGCTCAAAAGACATTCTATATCATTGTCATCTGCTTTGATTGCGCTGTCATAAAATCCTTTTAACACTATTGATACAAAGGGTTTTCTTGATGCTTTAGTTACTAAGCGATGGACATATTGCTTGGCTTCGCTTGGTAACTCATCGTAGCTTGAATCAATTAGTATTTGATAGGTTTGAGTGTCCATTGTTTTACTCCCTAATTGTGTTAATTATTACTGATAACTAATAACTGATAACTAATCAGACTTCTAAATACGCTAATCGTTTTCGACTAAACGCATTGAAGCTAACAGTAACGCCCTTTTAAAAAGAACGAAATCTTCCCTGATTGATTGTGGTATAGAGATTCCCGTATAAATAGGAATAAAAGTCGTGAGTCCCCAGAATTTAAGAGTGTCAATAGGAGAAGGGTTAAGACCTTCTATTTGCCCGCTTCCTTGCCAGTACCACCACTCTAAAAGTTTTTTAACTCTTAGATTAGTAGATGATTCTAAAGTATCAACCCATTTTCTTGCGTCGTCAGACAAGTTTTCGTAAGTAACTTCTAAATCATACTCAAGAGATTTGCTAATAAGTAAATTACCCCAGCAGAAACCCCACTTTTTAACACAGACCGTGAGGACTGAAAAAGAGGTGACTTTTCCTTTAATCCAGATAGAGTATTCTCCTGAATTTAAGATGTCTATTAAATCTTTTTTAGTTTGATTAGATTCAGCAAGAGATGTCAAATCAAGTTTGATTGTTTCCCACGTAAATTTACACAAGACTTTAAAGTTTAAAGTTTGATCGGAATTTACATTACTCACACAACCATACAAACAAATAGAATCACTACTGTTACCCAATGCTTGTTTTACTTGATCAAAACTTAACCCATCCCACCAATAGCGACTTAAAAGATTTAGGTTCATTTAATACTCCTTAATTTGCATTTCTAGGGTTTTTAATTTTTCGAGTTTTCTTTCAGTTTGTTTAATTGCTTTAAGCCTCTTTTCTTCAAAGACTTTTTGAGCTTCTGTTTCCGTTAAAACAAACTCTGTTGACGTAAATCCATCCATTAACACATTCACGGGCATTGATAAAAAACCTTTTTACCATGAAACCTCCGTGACCACGGGAAATACTTCCAGTATTTTACTGGCCTTGCGATTAATCGATATTGTTGCCCTAAAAAAATAAAGTCTGTCATGTCATCTTCTGGAGATCGGAGCATTTTGATTATTTTGAAAACTGGGAACACAGACATTGATTTACTCCTATGGTTATTTATTTTTACCGATAACTGACAACTGGTAGCTAATTAAAAATCTTCATGGAAATTTTCACCGGGATCAATATTTTCACTGTGAACTTCTATTGGCTTTTGATTTGCATCTATAGCCTTTTGTAAAAGACTAGCTAATTCTTTTACAGAGGTTGCTTGATTGGCTATTTGTTCCGCTTCTGATTGAGGCAATCCTTTACCTACAGCCCAAGTGATTCCCGCTTTTTTGCGGTCTTCTGGTAGCGATGGTGAAGGGTTGAACATTTTTACGCTTCCCATTGACGCAGGAGATAGAGTTCTGATAGGTTCTACATTTCCCGTAAATTGCTGAAAGGCTTTTGTTTCAATAATTTCTAGAACTTGAGACGCTCTGCTAGGGTGAACACGGATTGACAACAAGCTAAAGGTTTTCCGTTTTCGCGTGCCGTCTGGTAAGGGATAAGGCAATTCTCTTGAACCGCGTTCTAACAGAAAAGGAATACCAATTAGGCTACCAGCGGAAGTTTCAATCGCTAACAGTTGCTCTGTTAGTCCGATAATATCCCATTTTGAATGAGTCTCGACTTCAAAGTATCCTAGTTCACCTAATTTAGGCAAAACAATCTGTAATCGACCGACTTGTTTGCATTCACACTCTTGATAGCTTCCGCTAGGATTTTGTAGTAATTTTTTACAAGGAATAGGGTTGGTGGCAATCATTTTGCCAGCTTGTTGGTAGATATGTTGCTTTTCTTCATCGCAACGAGAAACCAGCCCCGTAGCTTTCCACTCCTCCATCCAGCAAGGAAAAACCTGATCTGTGTAAGGAAAAGGTAATAAACAATCTAATTGCTTAGGCTCTTTTCCGTAAATAGCGGTAAATTTTTCGTTGATTCCTTGAACACCAGAATCAATTCTAAAATATTCCAAATCACTTCCACTCATTAAAGTTCCAGGTCTTTTAGGGTTTTCTTTTTTTTCTCCCCCTTTACGGATTTTCCCTAGCAGAGGAAATCGGGCTTGTCTTGTTGTCAAAGATTTTATGGGCATTATTTTTACTCCTAAAATGGAGGGTCGAAAGGTTCGCTAAATTTAATAGAGGAAGGAAACTCATCTATTTCTTTACCAGCAAAATATTTGGTAATGCTGGGACAGTTAACATCATGAGCTTCGGTCACTTCCTGAAGTTTCGCCATAACTACTTGCTGTGCTTGAGATATAAGAAGCTCGCAGCAAGCGTCGGGGTCTTCGGCGTCTTCTGGTTTTCCGTGAATATTTATACTCACATTTACGGACTCAAAATTACCGAGGTTGACTTTCTGAGTGTATTCTACTGAAATATGAGTAATAAGCATTTCTCCTCTTAAATAAATTTGACTAATACAATCTTATAGTAAATTACTAGAATTGTCAAGTTTTTTAAGAAAAAAAACTTACAAAAAACTTACAAAAAATAATAGTACAAAAGAACTAAGTTATTATTGTAAATAGATTGTAGATAAAGGTATCTACAATGGAACTATTGATATATATAGGTTTCAGGCTTTGTTAATACTGTTATCACTATCCCGCAATATTTTCTTCTCTTGTCTCTCTTATTGTCCAGTCTGTTTATTATTCCTTCCTTTTTATTTTTCCTCTATGATCCGTCAACGGCATTAACAAAGCCTGAAACCCAGTCCCTGTAAGGATTTTGATTGTCAATAACTCTATTAACAATCTGGTTACAAAAGAACAGTAGATATATTTGATACAAAAGTACCCATAGTGACACTTTATCAAGTGTCACATTTCGCCAACAGTTATCAAGAGATTCGATCTATATTAAAAAAGTAAGCAAAACAAAGAGAATTAAAGAAATGAACACAACATTTATCAATTTAGCGGAGATAAAAGAATGGACTGTTTTAACATATCAACTACCGATATGTAAAACGTGGGAACCGCTATCAGAAATAGCCGTTAAAGACGGCTGGTGGTATTATTGCGGCTCAAAAGTCCGCAAGATTTGTACAGGGGAAATGTTCGAGGCTGATTACATTTCTCCTGTGCAGATTCAAGATAACTGGAGAAATTTAGGACTTCTAAAGTCCTTTGTAGCGAAACCCTATTATGGGTATTTAACCTTTAACTGGGGGGAAACTCCTACCAAAAAAGCAATAGTTGATATTGATGATGCGGGAAAAATTTCCCGAATCCGCACATATAGCGGGATGAATTGGTCTGCCAAAAATGGGTATGGCTCTCCTGTTTGTGATACAAATAATTAAAGTAATAGCGCACAAAGAACTCCTATTAGGAATTGAAATTTTCTTTACTCAATTTAGTGCGTTTTCTTATTTAATCCCTATTAGGGATACCCCGAAGCTTAAGTAGGGGAGAAAGGAATCAATATGTACAGCATTGACAATGATCGCCCAAATATTCAGCGAGCTTATTGGCGAAATCAAGGGCAAAAAACTGATAATTATTACGATAAAATGCGTATAGATGTTCCCATTGCATCTTACGCTGAGGACGGAATAGGAACAATCAAATTATCGGATGTAGTAACAAAATTAGTGCGTCAAGGAGGTGGCGACGCTTTATATGACAAACAGCATCTTTTTCTTGATATTGATTGGGACGAGATCGAAGAGTATATTGCTTTACAAGCAATTACTCCTAATGAATGGGATCACCCTTTAGTTAATTCTGAAGATATTGTCGTTACTCACATTTCTGATTACGCTATGTGCGACATATCTGTAGAATTATTTGATCGCAATTCTTGATTTATTAGTTATCAGTTGTCTGCAAGTGACAATCATTAATAGGAGTAAAACAATGGTAAATGAAAAAATGCTAATGAGTCGTAATAATTTATTAGAAGAGTCGAGAAAAACACAAAAAGTTAGAATAGCGTGGCGTTATTCCAAAATTGAACTGGCAGAATTTATAGATCGTGAAAAAGAATTATCTGGACACGGAAAATGGTTTGATTATAGCGAAATAGCTACTCTTGAAGCTTGGGTTCGTAGAATGAATGAGGAATATGACGACATATTTCATTATCTTCAATTTTGTGAGAAATAGCTTGTAATTATGCCCCTAAAATTACATCTCGCTAATCCCACTATGTCAGGCGATAATGGTCTTGATTCTAATCAAATAATCATTGCCAGTGACTCTTTAAAAGGCACTGGGTAACTTGAGTTCTGAAAAACCCGTACTGTGTAAGCCGATTGGATTGACCCCCAATCGGCTATTTGTTGTGATTCTGTGTAACTTACACTCCGGGTTGACGTTACTGACCATTCTCGTTTTACCGTGGCTCCGTCGTAAATTCTGACCACATAGCTGTCTAGTTCCCCTGCTGCGTAAGCAATATCAATGTAGTCAATCCAGCGACCGTTTAACCGCGTCCGTCGATACCAAGTAATAGTTAAATTGTTATTATCTTTTTCCCTTGTTACAGCACAAGGAAAAGGCTTTAATCCCTCTAGGGTAATTGTGTGAGAAGCTTCCTCTTCTATATCAGTTTCGAGTAGTCCATTAGGGACTACTTTTAATAAATATTCTCGATTAATATCAGAAAGATTTAAAGGCAATCGAACTAAATAATTAGTTAGTAGCACAAATTTTTCTCCTACAATATGTTTAGAAATGGCTGGTTCGGTTCCCTTGACCCCACGAATTGTATATGAAATATCAAATGTTAAAGGATTGTTAGACACAATAGTAACATTTTTAAAAGCTATGATTTCTCCAGTAGAAAACCAGCCTAATTGTTTGCCTGATAAAAATGTTTCAAGGGTAACTGGCTCTAATTGCCCTGAATTCATACTTACCCGTATCCAATTTAATTTATCAATAAAACTAGGAGATGCACTGTTAAAATTTGGTGAGAAGCCTAATACAGTACCAGTTACGCTCTTGCCAACATTGCCAACAGCAAAATTATAGCTTGCCCCATTATTATCAGAATAAAATAATGCTCCCTTGGTAAAACTAGAATTACCTGCAATTGCCACATAAATCCCTATATCTGTATCTCGGCTGTCAACTATTGGGCATTCAATAGGAATAGCCTCGGCGCGTCCGTAGGGACGAGGAGTGTTATTATCTGGTGGAAATTCGTTATCTATAGGAATATCTGGTAAATATCCTACTCCTTGAAATCGAGTAGCTTCAATTTCAATTAAATAATTTACTCCCCTTACTTTCTTTGTAATTTGTAGTAATTCTTGATGATAATTGTTATTATCATTGGTAAAAATTACATCTCCAACTTTCAAATTCTCCCACGCGGGCAATAAAAACATTTTTGAAAAAGTTTTTGATTGCGTTTTTCCTAGAAAAAGAATTTTTGAAGCAATATTCATAAAAAACACATCTATATCTATTAACTTAGTTTGAAAACTAAGCTCGTTTACATGAATATCTGACGGATCTCTAGCTAATACAGTAATAGTCTCATAATTTTTTAAAACATTCAATCCAGATACTGTAACGGCACTGGGAGTTTCCCTGAAATGAGTCAGTTTTTTCTCATTAAGGTCAATAGGATTTTCTCCAAATTTTTTAGACCCAAAAGAACTTTTAGGGATAAAAATAGGATCAGATGATTGTTCTTGTCTTTTGAAGATAATTTTATCTTTTGGCTCCCTTGCTACAATAAAAAAAGCTCGCATAAGTTCTTCTAATTGATCAGCAAAAGATGTCCCGTCATACAATAAATCAAACCCTCTGATTTGATAACTATTTGGAATGTCAGTCACGTCAATTTGATTGTCTGTTCTACCAGCTAATTTACAAATAGTTTTTAGAATATCTTTTATTTTTGGATTTTCTCCACTTTCTCCAATCACTTCAATATCAATAGTAGGAAATCCGGTACCGTCATAATTCGCAATCGGATAATTGTTAAAAAGCAAAAAAGACATCCCAGTAAAAGCAGGTACTGGATTGGATTCTTTTGATTGAATAACAGAAGATGGTGTCGTTTGGTTCCCAGTATAAATAGTTGTATATTCAATAAACTTTAAGCTTTTTTCGTCATTAGTTTCCGAATTGTAAACAAGGATGCTATTCATCCAAACCCTTCTAACAGAGCCAATTTTTCTAGCAATTGGATAAGCGGCTGTCAAAAAATAGGTGTAAACTTCGGTAGTTTGCCCGCCACCACCACCTTTTCCCCCTTGCCTTTCAGAGGTGACGACTTCCTTGAGAGGAACTCCCCACATCATGGTTAATCCTTCTTTTCTTACTTTTCCAAAAGGATAGGATAAGCTTCTGCCGTATTCGGCATCAGGAACACCAGTATCCTCAATTTTTCCTTTTTGTTGAGTAGGGGGTTTAGGGGCAAATAGAGACAACAATAAGTTGGCTCCGATCCCTATTGCTACAGGTATGAGAAAATTAGCCACGGGGTAAATAGAGTAAGTATTTTCTCTATTCTAATAGGTTGAGCAGGAATTGAACCTACCTAAGACGAATTATGAGTTCGTTGCCTAAACCGCTCGGCCATCAACCCTTAACCTATTCAGGAAAAAACAAAGCAGGAGAGATATTAAAAAAATCGGCTATTTTTTGAATGTGAACAGCCGTTAACTCTTGTTGTCCATCAAAAATATCATCTAGAATTGACTGATTTTCAAAAATAGATAATAAATCTTGCTTTTGTAAATTTCTTTCCTTTAATACGACTTTCAATAGTTCAATTCCATAAATATCAGGTATTACGTTGTATGTTTCTTCATACTCATAGATTAAAGCTCCTAAAACACATAAATACTCTCTTTCTTCTATCGTCAATTGGATTTTATCTAATGAGTTTGACAGTTTTTATTAATATCACTGAAAAGTCCTTGACTCTGTTGAGGATAGTTTTCAACAGGTTCTTCTGACTGACTGTCTTGAGTAGAGTAAGAGTAGCAAGAATTAAGTGGAAACATAATTAGTTCTATTGTTTGCTATACTTTACCACAATTAAAGTTATTTGTCTATAGTTTTGATAAGAAAATAAATTAAATTTACCTTTTTTGCCGTCAGTGTTCTGAGTGTCATCAAGATTTCTATTAATCTATCCTTAAGTTCTTTTTTGGTAGGTTCTGTGTCATTTGGTTCATAGATGAAAGTTTTAGCACTTCCATCCTGTTCTATTTTAATCAAAGTGTATTTTTCCATAACTGGTTACAATTCTATTTATTCACTTTTTGCTACGTAGCAAGCGAGAGAAAGTGATCGAGTCTTTCGATAAGGGGCGATTGTTTTTTCGTATATTTCATATTCTTTTATAACTTTCATTAAGCGATCAGTTCGATAATCTCCTGACATTATCTCTGTTTTGGTAAATTTTAAAGCCAACAAAGACTCAATTGAGCTTAACATTTTTTTCCATTCTGTAGTGATCATTACTGTATCTTGTTCAAATCCCACTGGAAAAGATTCTTTACTGTAAGCTGTATTAGCAAGATAGAGAATATGCTTTTGTCCAGATTCAGCAATTGCAACTTCAAAAGGAGGCTTTGGGGGATTTAATAAAAATTCCCTAATCTCGTCTCGTTTTGGAATATTAATTAACTTCCTGACTTGTTTGCCTTTAATACTAACGAAGTCACCAAAATAAGGTTTGTTTTGCGGATTCTCAAGGTTTCTAGGATCGACTAACAACCAAGAGGTATTACGCGAAAAAATTATCTTTCCATTAAATTCAACTTGGCAGTAATCCCCTTCTAATAATCGATAGCATCGATCACACATTTGATTACTGTAGGTAGCTTTACACAGTGATCGAGTAGTAAAGCTATCCTTTAATTTTAGGGGATGGGGAGCGTCAGGGTAAGCACACAAATAACAGTTAGTCATAATTACAAGGATTTTTTTTAAGAATTGGCAATAAAGTCGTTAAAGCATTATACAGACAGTAATAGTAATTACGAGGGATTAAAAAACCTTGAATAGCGAAACACATTTCAATATCGTGCATAGTTTTTATGTTTTTAAAAATTGCGAAGTTCGGGGAATCTTTGAATTAATTCAGACCAGTATTCAGGGTAAAACCTTTTTAATTCAGATAGTCTTCCCCAGTTAACTCCTGTTGTTCCAATTGCTGGGCCATTGCGAACCGTTAACCGATCTCTATCATACATAGACGGGTAAGGAAGTTCTTGGTAATCAATATAATCCCAAATGTCATTAATTTTCCAAAATCCAATCGGACTACATACCCATAGATTATTATCTTTTCTTTGATGTATCAATCCATGTTTTTTGAGAAATAATGACCTGTTTCTACTCTCTTGAAACCTTATCCCCCAAGCATAACCTTGTATGTTGTTATTTTCTTGATATTCGTCAAGAGGATCGTAAATTAGCTTTCTATTAATAATTTTATCTTGAACTGTGGTCATCTTTCCCGATAAAGGAATTCCCACATCTTGATAAAGATGCCATAAATCTCTGACTGGACATATTTCGATAATATTCCATCCTTTTGTTTTTAGAAGCGTTAGAAGTTCGATACAATCAACCCATTCAGCTAAATAACCTTGATTTACCCATACAAAAGGACAATCTGGGTAACAATGACGAATTAAATGAGCCATGACAAGGCTATCTTTACCGCCTGATATACTGGCATAAACAAAGCCATTACAAACATTTAGCCATTCTTTTATTAATGCGTAAGCTTTATCTATTTTTTTATTTAGCCAAACGGCTTTTATTCCAGTACCCTGAGAAAGCATAATTTACAAAACCTTATTACAATTGTTTTTAGGCATAAGACAAATATCTTGATTTTCTGGCAACCAGTAAGGGGAACGCCACCCCCATTTCATAATTGTATTGCCATGAAAGGGCTGGTTCTGGACAAGTCGAAAAGGGATAGGACGGGTAATTAGTCCATCCTTAAATAAACTCCAATCTTGAGTAAATTCTTTAACCTCCCATTTTTCGATTTGCCCGTATCCGTAGCTTCTTTTTTTACCTAAATAGCGAACAAAAGAAAGATATTGCTTAAGTGTTTCAAGATCACCAATACAGAACCAGTCGATAGAGTTAACTACTCTAAGATAGAGAGGTAAATCGTAACTTTTGGTATGCCCTTCCGATGTAGAAAACTTGGCTTTCTTTTTTCCCCAATCTAGGTGTTTTTCTTGATAATCCCATCTTTTTCTGTATCGGGTAGCATCTTCCGACTGAAAAAGATAGTAGGGACTGGAACAAGCGCGAAATACCTCACCTTTAAATTCTTTCTTTGCAATCGGATGGTATTTTTCATAATACTTTTCCGATTCTTTTATTTGTTCTAACGAGGGATTAGGGCAAACCAAGTGAGTAGCTTCTTTTTGTAATACTGATAAATCTATCAGAGAATCAAGAGACGGACTCCAATCGTCAGAAACAGCGATTGAGTTAATCAGATAAGCAGTGACTCTAAGAAACATTAAAAAGCCCCCTGATTTCACTAGATTGTTCTACGTCTGCCAAAAATTCTCGGTAAGAGTTAAGATACTGTAGATAGCGTGAATGCTTCTCTGTTGCCCGATCACTTTCTACCTGCAGGCTAGGAGATAAACGTAGCCACTCCCCTCTTTCTTTGCCAGATTCGTACCAAAAATCAAGAGATACCAATCCGCACCCTGTGGACGTTTTACCTCCTAAATACGGTGATCGATGAAAATTCAATAGGGCATCGATTAAAAATCCCTCTTCAATTGAGGTGATTTCAGCGTCCCACCGGCTATAAAGAATAGCTCCTTTTTGCAGTAGCCAATCACCCATAATCATTTGTTGATTTTTGGTTTTTTCTTTTGGTTCTTTTTGGGGCTTGTCTGATCCTAGTAGGCTTAATTGTCTATTTTCTGGTAGCTGTTTTTCTTCTACCAGGTGCTGGTTAAGATTCGGGTCTTGCAGTGAATCCCGTCGGGTTTTTTGATTCCAAGTGAGCCACTCAGTATAGCTTCTGATATTTTTTTCTAGATAAGGAATATAAAGTGAGATTGCTTGATCGTATTGTTCTTGCGCTTCTGTGATACTGATTTCAGTAGGTATGCCAAGCCATTGATCTACGCGAACTTTATCTAACAAGTTTTTTGCTGATGCAATCCCAGCTATTTTATCTAAGCAACTAATCGGAATAACTGGGGCAAAAGACTTATAGCAATGCAGTGAAGATTCTAAGCAAAGTAGCGTGGCATCTCCGATATTAATTCGACCTGGGATCATTTGAGCATCTTTTGAGCCAAACAGGTCTTTAGGTTTAGCTGTCCCTAATACAGATAAGGGAGGCACTAAAGTTCTGATTTTTTTATCCATTTCTAAATCGTTGCCTGTCCCTCCATCAATAAAACCGCCAGCAAATAATGTTTGATGAGCAGTTGGATTAACTTTGAGATTGATTGATTCTAGAAAAGAATCTATCCCGCAACGTCGCAATATTTTATTTCTAAGAGCATTACCAGAGTAGGTAAATATCTCACTGGAATTACCTGATAAGTCGGTAATTTTTATTGTTCTTAGATTTGACTGATTACCTGTTGTTTCTCCAATATGAGAAAGAGGAGCCTCTAAAGTAATTCTTAAATGTAAGGATAAATTGTAGCGATTGTCATGTGGATTGTATTCAGATAGTTTCATGATTAACCTCGATAAAGTCGTCTTCTGTTTCTTGTTTTCCTAATGCCCGATCTTCCTCGAACCGTACCCGAACGTGAGTAGCGATAATATTAGGCTTTTCTTTACAGGCTCTGATAATATCTCGCTCTGTTATTCCTTGCGGTTTTAAAGAATTAAACAGGTCTTCCCATCCACTAACTAAAATAATCTCTAGGGGATCATTTTCTAATTGCTGAATTTCTCCTAATCCAGAATCTGATATTTGCGCTCTAAGAATTACTCGATCAGGCTTTACTATCCAGGTTAATTCTTTAGGCCGTAAACAAGCGACAATAAGTTTATTACAAAGATTTTGCAAATAATCATCTATTCCCCTTGAAGGAATAGATGCGTTACGAATACTTGACTGTAAATATTCCCACGTTTTTGTTCCCATAGCAGGACTTTTGCCTTTATCCCGACATCGAAAAGCCCAATAGGTTAGGCACGACGCAAGTGCAATTTGTGGGTCTGATGTAGAATTAATTCCAAACATAGCCTTTTGCTTTGTTTTATCTATTTTGTTTTATTCTTATTTAAATATAACATAAGTTTGATAGAAATGTCAAGTAAAATACTGGTTTTGGTTAAAGTGTATTTTTTCATTGTCTTGTTCTCCAAGTTTCAATCCCTAACAAAGCTTAAGCCTATTTCTTTTTGTTATGAGCTTTTATGAGCCAGTTATAAGCTTTTATGAGCCAGTTATGAGCCGATAGCTCATAATTCTATTTCAGTAAGAAATCCCGATGTATCGAGATGATATTCACTATCACCATTTTTGGTAACTACTATTCCCCCAAATTCTAAGAGTTTATTGTCAAGGAATCTTTTAGATTGTTTTAAAGAAATACAGTTTTCTATGGCAAATTTCTTGGCACTAATCGGTTTTTTACAGCGATATTTAAAACTTATGTCAAGTTTACTGTCTTTTGTGTCAGCCCATGAGAAATAGTCTATTGTTACTTTTATAAAAAGACCAAGTAATAAAGTTGGTACTCCGATAAAAAATAAAGCAAAAATTTGATAAATTTCATTGTTCATAAAGTGCCTCCTTTTGGGTGTAGGTTTATCTTAATATATCTAGTCCTCGATTTCTGAGTCTTTGAGCGAGGTCTTTGTTTAATATCCTTGATTCTTTAATCACAGTAATCTGATTGCTTGGCCAGTATTCTAGTAGAAAATCAACAAGCTCAATAGAAGTTGTGTGTATTCTAGCTTCTTTGCTGTACCTTTCTAATAATCGGTAAAAAAGGAATCGTCCAGTAAGCAAGTCCTTTTTAATTACCCAGAATGTTAATTTAATCAATGTACTGCTAACTTGCCAGTGTTTTAAGAGTTGACATAGTTTTGTTTCTTCTAGTTGCCAGTAAGTAAAAAAATCTAAAACATTAGATACTACTGGGTAGTCGCTTCTACTTATGAAGTCAGATACTAGGGCATCGATTGTCTCTAGGGACTGACACATCCCGATAGAAGCAATTGATAACCCTTCTAGTTTATATCCTGAGATAATTTGTAGCATGGTTTTGAAGTTTTGTTTATTCTTTATAGTTATTGAGAGGTTCCCAGAAATAAATCTCTGTTATTGATTTGTTGCTTTTAAATATTAGTTTTTGCCAACAGTAGAAGCTATAAAAAAAGTTATCCCACCCACGGGGAACATCAACAAAAATACTATCTAAAATGATAAGTAAATACCTTTCGATAAGATTGCGTATTGTTAAGATTAAAGAGCGTGGTTTTATTCCCATTTCTTTTAGTTCCGTTTTGGTTAGTTTCTTTTTTAAAAATTGATCAATCTTTTTGTCTAGTTGTGTTTGATTCATTGTTTTTTTTTCGGGTTTAATATTTAGTTTAATCTTAATAAGGTTTAAGCTTAATTGTTTTTATTAAAAACCGTAAAGCTAAACCCTACGGTTTTTAATCTGTCACTGTAAAGACTCAATAAATTGGTTTAATTGCCAATCCCCACGGGTTGAGGTACAGGTTGAGGTTTACTTAAGTCTCTAACTACTAAAGGATTTTCCACTAAATAAATAGCGTGTTTTAGTTTAGCCGATGCTAATTGTGCAGACTCTAAACATCTGCGTTGGGTTTCCGTTAGTTCATTTTTGTTGATATGTGTAGTTAATTTATCTCCATATCGAATTAATAACCGTTTAGTTTGTTGTTCTCTTTCCCGTAAATAATCGACTGCTGACTGTCCATAGAGTAATTCAATTCCGTAATCACTTTGTTTGCAAACTACTTTCTCGTTACGCTCTTTTTGAAAATAGGTTTCTATCCAGTTCATCCGATTATGTAACTTGGGTCCATAAGAAGCATTCGATGGACTGCATCCTACCCAGTGAGATTGCTGTAATACTTCAAAAGGAATGATTTGACCTCTTTGGATATTCTCTATGTCTTGAATTCTTTTTTGCCGATTTTGTTTTTTTAGTTCTGCAATTAGTTCGTTAGCGTCCATTGTTTTCTCTTGATAATAAAGAACCCCTACCTTAACCATGCCTCAATACCCTGCCTTGCCTGACCTTACCATGCCTTACCATGCCTTACCAAACCCGACCCTACCATACCTTACCTTGCCTTAATACCCCACCTCACCTTACCAAACCGAACCTCACCTGACCCCACCAAGCCTCGCCAATCCCCACCAAACCTCAATACCTTACCAAACCATACCCCACCAAACCTCACCCCGCCTTGCCCCAATACCCTACCAGACCTCACCTCACTCAACCCAACCAAACCTCACCAGACCTAACCAAACCTCAATACCCTGCCATACCCGACCCTACCTAACCTCACCTCACCCCGCACCGCCCGACACAACCAAACCGTACCATGCCTTGCTTCACCCCACCTTACCTCAATACTTTGCCTTGCCAAGCCAATCCAAACCTCAATACCCTGCCAGACCAAACCAAACCAGACCGCACCTAACCTCACCCGACCATACCCCACCTTACCAGACCTCAATACCTTGCCCCACCTTACCAAACCCCACCAGACCAAACCGTACCTAACTGAACCAGACCTCACCCCACCATACCTTACCATGCCTGACCTTGTCTCAATACCACAGATTAAGGGGCTTTAATGCCCCTTAATTAATTAGGCAGCTATGTCATAGAATCCAAGCATATTAAATTGTAAGACTTTAAACTTGCCAAATTTAACACGAAAGTCACCAATCCCAATACGACGACCAGCATCGACAATAAAGTTTTTTACTGAGTCAACGTCGATCAATGAAGTATCAATCAAGATAGACGCAGCACCAGTATAACCGCTAGGAATTCTTACTCGGTTTCTCATAATTTTAGAAGTGCCAATGCGAACGGATCGACAATCAACAAACCGTCCATAAGGGTCTTCCCACATTTCAGAAGCGTCTTTTGTGCCTTCGTAATCTAAGAATATTAACTCATCATCTACCTGAGTAACAGACTGACTAACTTGTTTGCCCATCTTAGAAGCTTTAGCGGCCTCTTGAATAGACCTGATTAAATATTCTGTAGGGACGGCGGGATTGCTGTATCCCTCAAAAACAAAGTCTTCCCCTTGTAAGTAGCATCGCCCTTCTGTTGCCCAAACACCAGAATTTAACCAATCAGCTTTCTCCATCGAAGCTAGTACATATTCAGTTTTAGCTTTTCCTCTTCGATTCTTAATTGGCTCGATTGTTTTATTTACTTGATTTTTGGGATTCATACCAGCAGACGAATGCAAAAGCAGGTCTGTTATTCCTTGTATCTGAACTTCGATGATTTTTAGATTGCTAGTCATGTGGAAAATCTTCCTAAAATTGTAAGTTGAGGTAACTTACGTTAACTATACTTAAATCTACCATAAGCTTTATAGAAATGTCAAGTAAAAAATCTTTAGACTTCTTACTTGACATTTAATCATCCCCTCAATCTGGGTAGTATTGCAAATAAACAGCTTGTCGCTCGATAGCTTGCTTTTCAAGCTTTTCAATTTCTTCATCATCGAAGTCATGATCCCAAATTAGAGAATCAAGAAACTGGTCTTCTTTCTCTATAAAAAATTCCTTCTTAACCATAAGTTCTTGGCAACCATAAGACGTTCCCCCGACTTTTCCTATAAAAATAAAGGCATTGTCTTCAACAGTCGCCAAAAACTCTTTTAATTGTTTTGCAGTAATCATTTTGTGTCTCCTAAATAAAAAACTAATTCTTTTTAATATAAAAAGGAAACCCTAATACCTCCCAGTATTCTAACAGTCTCGGCACGTCAACAGTCTGAGCCGTATAATTTGATCCTGTTTTAGTGATAATAAATTTTTCAAAAATCTCTGAGGCAATATAAACACAACAGTAGTTAGTATCGTCAAATTTACCAGACTTTTCGGCTAATTCAGGGGTAATCCCAACTGAAATATCGGTTATAAGCAATTCTTTATAAGCTAAATCGCTCCCACCAGGAAAAACCCATGCAATAAATCTAACAATATAATCAGGTTTTGTATTCATAAATACTTAAAGTAGTGCTAAACTATACTTAAATCTACCATAAGCTTACTAGAAATGTCAAGTAAAAATTATTATCCTCTTAACGTCCGTACCTCGATACCTGAATATGAAAGACTAAAAAAATACTGCAATTCCCAAAAACGGTCAATAACCGAAGTAGTCCGGGAATTAATTAGAAGTTTACCCGATGAATGATACTTAAGGATGTTATTGGGATAGCCAATACTAAAAGTGCCAGTTTATAGACTGGCACTTTTAACTTTATTCTCCGATTAATAGCTGACGGTTTCTAGCCTTAGAAAAAAGCTGTTTAACTTCCTTAAGATTTTCGGTGGGGATATAAGACGCTTGATTAACTCGCAACCCCTGACACACCAAATGGGAATGACCGTTTTTCTCTAGCCAACGCTCTAACTCTTTTCCAGACTTGAATCCTAACTCTTTTCCTAATTCGGCAGTAGAGCGACCCTCAAAACTGACATTCCGTCCGTTTTTACAGATAATTGTCTCAGTGACTTTTTCAACCTTCTCGATCACAATATCCGGACGGCCATCTAACAAGGCTAAAACCTCAGCGCCATGTATTAGTCGAATTGCGTCACGCCGATCCATGTAGTAGGTTTTGGCTTTTGTCAGCTCTAACTCAAGTTCTAATTCCCGAATGCGTCCACTTTGAGCAGGGATTACTTCTTTGATAATTTGTTTTGCTTGACTAAATGCCTTAACTAAGTTGCGCTTACAAGCAATGACTTGTGAAGTATTTCGAGAAAGCGTCATCAAAAAAGTTGCTTGCTCTTCATTCAGGTAACAGTAAGTCTCTTTGGAAGTGTTACCCTGAGCCGTTTTGAACTCTCGCATTTCAAATGCAAGAGTTCCAAATTCTTGAATTTCTGTTAAATATTTCTTGATTGTTTGCATTAAAGCGCGGTGTTCAATCCCCAACTCATCAGCAATCAATCGAGAATCAACGACAAGACAATTATTCTGTGATACTATTTCAATAGCCATATTGGCCTACTATACAGGTAATGTGGTCAGTCCCCCGCTACTAACGGGGGCATTACTATAATTGTACCATTTTAAATAGTTGCTTGACGATTCTAGTCAGTAGAGAGAAATAGTCAGGGAGAGGGGATTAAGATAATCCCCTCTCTTTTTTAGTGTCCTGTACTGGTAGCCATTGTTAGATTGTCAATAGATTGTAGATAGAGGTATTAACAACGAAACCCTTGATATATATAACTTCTAGACTTTGTTGATACTGTTGACACTATCCCCCGATATTATTTTTTTTATGCTCTTACTGTTGAGGCTGTCTTTCCTCTTTACCCTATTTTCTTTTTTTCCTCTATAAAGCATCAACGGCATCTACAAAGTCTAAAACCCAGACAGGCTAAAGGTTTTGATTGTAGATAACCCTATCTACAATCTATCTACAATCCAACTTCCCACGGTATTGCCTCTTAGTTGCGAGGAAAAAACTCTGGACATCTGTTTTTAGCGTTGGCAAGGATTTCCCTTGTTCTTTGATTATTGACGTAATCATGCCAGATATTCATTTCTTCATACTGTGACCTCGTACCACTGTTCTGTTCAACGGCATATCTGATCGCTCTCGCGGTTTCCCTTAGTGTCTGTCCAGACTTGAGATAGTCACAGGTTCTTCCCTCAAGTATCTCTTGAGTCTGCCTATCAAGAGACAGTGCCACGGTAGGCATCATCCCTAAAAACAATAAGCTTAAAATAATCTTTCTCATTGGGTTTATGGTAATTTTCTATGATTTTACCACTCCCGAAACAGGTACTCGATAAACCAGTACAGGCGGGTATTCATGAATATAGGTTTTGATCACGCCATTTATTGAGTCAGCGTGAACATACTCCCAATCTCCTAAATAGATGCCTACATGACCATCTACTCCTGATTTGTGAAACATTAAGACATCCCCTTTGCGCAAATCACCTTCAACTCTATCTAATAGACGATCAAGGAATTTGACTAATGAGCCTTTCCGAGGAATCCGTTCATAGTTCTCAAGGATGAAATCATGAGGCAAGAATCCGACTTTAATCCCCACACCGGCGATAAATCCTACGCAATCGGTTCCAATACCTTTGAGAGATTGACCGTGAAACCAGGGAGTACCGAGCCACTCAAGAGCCTCGGTAACAATCCGATTACCTAAAGAATCGTTTTTTGGTTCGTTCATTTTGTGCATTTTCCCGTTCTTTTAATTGACTTAAACTGTAACCCATGTCATTTCTTGATTCTACAGTCACGTTATTAGTATTGTTAATTACTAGAGACTGATTAGAACTATTGTTATTTGAGGTTGTGGAGTAGTTAGGTTTACCCCCGACAAATCCCCCGTTGGCATAGTTTTTAATGGGAGCATTGTTTCTATACTCTAAATAAGCTTCTGTCTCTTTAGGGTTAAGAACTAATTCATCTTCATTGGCTACGATTAAGCGAGGTTTCCGACCACCGCTCATAGCTCGTTCGCGCTGAAAAGCTGAAATGATATTTTTCTCTATTGGAACATTAGCATTTCCAACTTTTCCACCATCACTAAATAAGCTGAATCCTGTACCCAGAGAAAATGCAGAAGCTGGAGCAGAAGCAAAGCTAGAGGCTCCTATACTACCAAGTGAACCAATTGAACCGAGTCCCCCAAGTCCACCGCTAAAAATCCCTGTTATTCCACTAAGTAACCCGCTAAATAAGCCACCGCCGCCACTGCCTCCAAAGATAGAAGAGAAGATGTTACCCACTGGCTTAAATATGCTACTGAGGGCATTAGTAAAGAAGTTGCCTACTGGCCCGATGATTGCATTAAATACTGATTCAAATGTCTGAGTTATTGGTTTAGTAAAACCATCGATAGCAGAAGTTAAAGCATCGATAGCAGGTTTAGTGATACCTTCGACAAATTTAGTTGCAATATTTAAGCCAAGACTACTAAAAGCTGATCCTATTCCTTTTCCTTCTCTAATGTCAGAAAAGAAGCTTTCAGATGCGCCACGATTTGGAGAAGCGTCTAACTCCGCTCGTTCTAATCTTAATTCTGCAAGCTTTTCCCATTCTGATCGGATATTAGCTACAAAATCAGCGTATTGTGGTAAGTCTTTGTAAGGTTCTAAATAATCCTCTAGTTCTTCTTTTTCTTTTTGTAGGCTAATACGTTCGGCGAGGATAGCAGAATCATCAAATAGAGTTGGTCGGGATTGATTTTCTAACTTCATTCTTTGGATAGTTAAATCATTCATCCGATCACGGATACTTCTGACTGTATCCCTGGTTCTTCTAAATGATGCTTCTAGGGTAGCTACTCCCTGATTTTTGCCTAATTGTTCAATTGCTTGATCGAGAATTCCTACTTGTTCTTTAGCTGATTCAGCACGTTTAGCTAAAATCTCGATAGCTTTTGTCGTTTCTTCCACAACTGATATGGGAGTATTAGGATTTCTTTCTAATTCTTTTCGCAACTCATCTTTCATTACCTCGCTTCGTTTTTTCATAGCATCGGCATTTAAAAGTAAAATCCGTCGCTGGTCTTCTAGTGATTCAATTTGAGAGCGATATTGTCGAGAAACTTCTGTGGCAGACTTATTAATTTCCTCTTGTACTGTCAGATAGCCCTTAGAATTTATTGTTAAATCGGTGACGCTTTCAGATGCGTCACGAATAGTTCTATTTAAGTCGCGAGCTTCTTCTTCTTGTTGCCGACCAAATTTAATAATACGGTCTAGTGTGGTTTCTGTTAAGAATGAAGACTCTAACTGCCGTAATTGCTCCTCTTGTTCTTGGTTAGTTATTTCAGATTCGCGAATTTGACCAGCCGCCGCGTCAAGATTAGCCGTAGGAAGTTTAGGAACGGGGGGTAGATTAGGATTCTGGAAGTTAATCAGATTATCTTTAGGAACCGGTGGTAAATCGGCATCCCAGAAATCATCTTGATTTTGGTTAGGTAAAGTTGGTATTTGAGCTATAAGTGGGGGGCTACTAAATTCTGGACCACCTTGACCCTTTCTTTCAAGAGTATCTTTGATTATATTTGTAGTATTAGTTATTATGCCGCGATTACTTAAAATATTCCCATCAACATTTGCGTAAGCGGTAACAATATACTCTTTACCGTTGATAACAACGATTCCCACGTTACCAATAACTTTAGAGTTATTGTCAATTTTCCCACCTAATTCTCCGCTAAATTTAAAGTTTCTAGTCTGTCTAATTGATTTTTCAGCAAGTTGTCCAGCTTCTGAGTTATCGCTCAAAATTGCTTGCATAGCGCGAGTAGTATCTACAGCGTTTGAGCGATTAGCCGGACCGCTTCCTGGAATATTTAAATATCTTGATAAAGTAGTAGCTGTATATCCTGATTGCTGTGCTTTATTAGTAACCGACTGAAGACCTCCCATTAAGTCAATTAAGACGTTAGTAGCAGTGTTATCAGATACTCGAAGCATTAAATCAAGTAATTCTTGAACCGTTCTTTTGTTTCCTGATTTTAAAGTACCGTGAGGATCGACTAAAGGCTGTTTAATAGTTATTTGATCTTTTAATCCAATCGTTCCTTTTTTGATTTCTTTGGATAAAATATCAGCGACTATTAATTTAATAGTTGAAGCGGGAGAAGCGGGAGGAGTGTTGGCATTTTTAGAAAAAACAGTTTTACCCCCGACTTCTTGCACTAAGACTGATTGTATTTGTTTAGGGATAGCAAATGCACTAGGAACAACTGGACTTTGAGAAGGAACATTAACACCTTGACCGCCTTGATTTCTTCTAATTTGTTGAACACGATTTAATGCCCCACTATTAGCAGGACTGCCGTTATATTGCAGGGCTTCTAGTTCGGATTGAGTACGGGGTTGGCTATTAGAACTAGAGTTTAAAATTTGCCTAGCTTTAGGTCGATGTTCCCGATTCATCTTTTCAATCGCACTACCTAAAGTATGATAACCATCCGATATCGACAAGCTACTGTTTAGTTTTCCAGTAAAAATTGTAGAATAGAGTTGCCGTAAAGATTTAATTTGTCCAGTAAAAGGTCTAAAATAGTCTTCAACAAATTTTAACTGTTGAATTTGGGACATTTTAGCCAAAGCATCAGAAGATGTTCCTAGTCCTCTTGCTGTGCTAGGCATGAACTGAATTAATCCCGCCGCTCGTCCTTGTCCTGGTACGTGAGGTCCGCGAATAGAAGGAGACAGCGTTCCTTTTGTCTCAAAAAGCATTGCGGTTAGTAAATCTTCCGCATTAATTTTTAGCCTGTTTGCAACTTTGTAAAGTTCTTCAACAAATCCAGTTTGAACAGAAAACGACTGTGACTGTGACGGTGGCGGCGGTAAAATCCCTCCCCCATTCCAAACAGGAGCAGGGATAAAATTACTGGGAGCCGGTAATATTAAACCTTCCTTAGCTTTTCTGATTGCCTCAGCAGTCTCCTCTATACTTTTTACTAAGTCTTCCCCAGAAGTCTTAATATTTGGGGAAATAGCTATTAACTCAGAATTGATTAATTTTATCGGCTCTGGGAGTGTATTGAGATTTGTGACAATATCCTTGATTGATTGGGGAATAAAGCCTAATTCTTTATTGGTTTGTCGGATTAAATCAGCTAAAGTGCGATTAAGGTTTTCTTGAGTTCGTTTAATATCTTCAATCGTTCTTAGTCGGTTTCTTTCAGCATCTTGCTGTTGCTCCTGTAAGTTACGGATATTTCTTAGGGTAGAGATATAGGAAGTTTCTATCTCCTCGGTTCGGGATTGGAAGGTGCGACCGCGACTAGCGAGGTCAGCCTGACCCTGGACAAATTCTAGGAAAATGTCACCTAATTCTTTACCAGCGTCACTTGTACCGGGTATTAATAACCGGTTTTTGACTTGCTGTACCCTGATTCTATCAGTAGTATCCAGTAGCTGATTTTGGGCATTTAAGAGGTTCCTATCAAGTTCCCTGACTAAATCACTGTAACTTTCAGATAGAGAACGATTCTCTTTAAATGCTGACAGTTGAGCGTCTTCAATTTGTCTTCTGTAGTCCTCGATTTGACGATTGAAGTCAACTATCTGACGGTCAAGGTTGCGGTAATAGTCTTGTAGCGAGGTTTGTTGCTGTAATAGGTTAGCGCGGGCTTGTTCTAGGGCTAATCGGGTATTATCAACCTCTTGCTGAATTACATTAGGGTCGTCCGATGCACTTTCCAATCGACGATAAGCCTCTTCTAATAGCCTCTCTTGATTACGAACTTCTGATAGGGTATCCTGATAAGAAGCAACTGGACCACCTAAAGGTAATTGTCTTAAAGTAGCAATTCTCTCGTTAACATTAGCTCCCACTATTGATGCTTGTCTAGCATTTCTTGCACGCTCTCTTCTAGCGTTAGCAATTTCTAGTTCTGTATCGACAATTGATTTATCAATAGTTAAAGTTTGTCGTCTAATAGATGCTTGCTGTTTAGCTGCTTCTAATACCTGTTTTAATTCAAAAGGAGCTTGATCTCCCAACTGTTGTAACCGATCACCTATAGCTTCTGGTGACACGCTTCCTTGCTGTAGTGCCGTTCTAAAATCTATTCCATTTAATTCAGGCATCAAGTCAGTTATTCGCTGATTAATCTGATCCGTTAATGTGTTTTGTAATTCTTTTTCCTTGGTTGCTAGTAAACTATTAAGTGAATTAAACTGATCCTTGACAATAGATAGGCTCTGTTCTCTAATAGTCAAATCTATTTCAAATCGCTTAAGATTACCAGATAAAACTTGTCGTTTGATATCTGTTTCAGACAAAATAGTTCGACCACTAGAGACAAATTCAATATTAAATAAAGCTCTTGCTACTTTATTTATTTGTTCTGTTAATCGTTGATAGTTGACTAAATTCTCTTTGACTGCTTCGTTATATTTTTCTTGCGATTCTTTTA